GAGCGGCGTGTACCACGTGCGGTTAGCCCGAGCCTGCCGCTCGAGGTCGTCCGGCAGCGGCATGTTGAGTAGCCGGTCGCTTGCTCGTCGTCCCGTCTCAATCTCGCCGCAATAGAAGGCGTGAATCGCCAGAGCGTGTAGATGTTCGTGCATTGGGGGTTCTCCTCGGCTGGCATCTTACCGATGAGCCCGGCAGTCCGAACCGGGGCGCGTCAGCGTGACTGCGCCTTCTTCGCGGCCAGCCGCTTGGCACGGTAGGCCGCACAGTCTTCTCGCACGGTCGGGTTGAAAATCGCGTAGTCGTTGAAGTGTCCGTGGACGAGATGGCAGCGATCCGCACATATCGGCTCAACGTTCGTTGGGTCAAGCTCCCTGGATGGATCTTCCTGGTAAGGCACCACATGGTGGCCGGTGAGCCCTTCCCGCTGGCCGCAGGCGATGCAGACCTTGCCGCGCAAGAACGCCTTGAGAAACGGCGGCCACTTGCTCGACCGCGGCACGCCAGCGGCGACAAGGCCCGGATCGGGCTTTCGGAACAGGCCGAACATAGTCACCTCTCGACTTTCGGTGCCGCGGCCCAGAACGTCCGCTCATCGATCTCGCTGACAACGCCAGCGGCAATCGCCCCGCCGAGCATCGTCGGCACAGGCTCCCAGGACAGCCACTCCAGCGTCAGCGCGATCACAGCTCTCCCGCTCGCGTCGTGCCACTGCTCCGCGGCTGGTGGGACGCAGGTCAGCGTCTGCGGCGTTGGGTAGCCCCAAGCGACATCTACGGCGGCCCGCATTGATTCATAGGTCGCGTCGGTGGTGGCGAAAAAGCGGTGAGTCATGCAACGGTGACTCCCCACTTCGCGCCGAGGTAGCGGCGAATCAGATCACGCGCGGCGGCGGTCGGATGCTGGCTGAAAAACATCAACTCGCAGATGTCGCCTTGGAGGGCTGCCGCAAACGATCCAGCATTGACGCCCGCGCCGATAGCTAGATTATTGCTCGCGTTTGCTGTCGATGGCGCTGCGGTCCTGGTGTTTGCCTTGGCCTCCGAGCCCCCGTTCACTCGCAGTGCAATGCGCTCGGACGCTGTGGCGTTCCCAAGATCAAGAGCGCATTCGCTGACGAGCATCGTGTTCGGTGTCAGCAGGTTATTGTATTGGGTCAACGTTGCGGTAAAGCTGGCGTTTGCTGTTACGGCTACATACGTCCCGCCTACTCCGCGAAATGCTTCTATGCCCGCGGCATTGTTATCTGACGCTCCAAAACCCACATCGTAATAAGCAAAGTTAGCTCCGATTGACGAAGAACCTGTTGCTGTGGAGAAAAGGTAATAATCGGCTGCCGGATTGCTAACCGTCCCAAACGTATTAACCGAGATCCACCAGCACGGCGTCCCGTCGTGCAAAAACTTGTAGGTGGCCGTCGAACTCGGCACGGTCAGCCGTTGCACGCTCGCCGCAGCAAACCGCATCACGTTCAACCCGTTCCGCGCTCCCGTGACGTAGGTCGGCTGCGTCGATCCGCTCGTCGTGTTCGTCAGGTGCCGAGCGTTTCCGCTCTTGTCGCTCAATTGCGACACGCGTCCCTCGTCGAGCGTGACGCTGGCGGCGTCGGAGGCGTCCCACCATGATTCAAGGCCGGGGATGCGGCGGCAGTCCAACCGGGGAATCACAAACGGTGGCAGCGCCATCAGAACACCCGCCACTGATTGCCGTCGTACTGAAAAACCGCCACGCCCCCGAGAACGGGAAGTTGGATGTTCCCCTGGGTGACGTTGTAAAGGCGAGCGTTTGCGTTCGTGCCGGTCGCGTGAGGAAGCGTTGCCACGCCGGTTGATCCGATGTTCATAAACTGCTTGGTCGTTCCAGTCGGTCCCGTGATTGATAGGGCTTGGATCGCCGCCCCGGTGGCAAGCGTCAGATAGTAAACGTCAAACGCACTGTCAAGGATTAGCGGGTTGTACGTGCCTGTGCCAGAGAGCGATACGCCGGTGACGCTCGGAGCGTAGACCGGCCCCGTCGCCCCGGTCGCACCTGCCGCACCCGCGCTGCCGTTCGTGCCGTTGGTGCCGTTGCTGCCCGCAGCTCCCGCCGCGCCGGTCGGCCCCGTGACCGTGGACGCCGCGCCGTTGCTTCCGGCCGCTCCGTTGCTGCCAGTCGGCCCCGTCGCCCCGGCCGCGCCGTTGCTCCCGGCCGCCCCGGCCACGCCGGCCACGCCTGTCGGCCCGGTCACCGTCGACGCGGCTCCAGAGCTGCCGGTGGGGCCGGTGGCTCCGACGCTGCCGCTAGCTCCGGTGGCGAGGGCGAGGATCTGTGAGAGCGTCACCGCCCGCGTGCCGACCGTTCCCGTCGGGCCGGACGGCCGCGAGAGGATCAAAAAGTCCGTGCCGGTGACGCCGGTCGCCGCCGGCAACTGATCGACACGTTTGAAGAGCGGCATGTGTCAACCTTGAGCGGTGAGCGGCACGACGATCTCTTCGCCCTGGTCGGTGATAATAAACGTCTGATCCTTGTCCGATTGCTTCGTGTGGACCCGGACAAGATTCTGAAAGGCGTCGCCGTAGTGGAACAGCGGCACGCCCCTCGGCGCGGTCACCTCATAGAAAACCGACGTTCCGCCGATGTCCTCGACGATCAAGTCGCCACGCAGCGGTTGCCCGTACGGCAGATCCGCCGTCTTGACGATGTAGTCCCGTGACTCCCACTGCTCTGTGACACCGTTCTGGCCCGACGATTCAAACGTGCTCTTGCCGATCGTCGCCAGACATTGCGACGAGTTTGCCCCCCGCTTGTAGGCGACGGTTATCGACGCCGACGCAGCGAGCTGGTCGGCCATCCACGCGGCACCGTCGGAGAGCATGTCGGCCATCGGTCACCTCAGAGACACAAGACCGCCGGCGGTGCTCGAGGAGGAGCGACCGCCGGCGGCTTGCGGGATAAACGTCAGGCGGGGCCGGTAGCGTTCAGGTCGAACATCGAGCCAGCGTTCAGCTCGACATCGACGGTCGTGTCGCCGGCAGCCGCGTCGACAGCCACGATGCCAGCGATGCCGGTCGTGGTCGCGGAACCCGTCACCTTCAAATTGGAGTGAAGGTAGGCCACGGCACCGGCCGTGAGCGCCCCGCCGGTGACCTTGTCGAAGGTGAACACTCCCTTGGTGGTAACCGCACCCTTGGTGCTAGCAGCGATCGGCCGGCAGACGACGCCGACGACCTTGCCAAGAATGACCACATCGCCGACCGCCTTCGCGGTTGTCGGGGTGTAATCCCAGACGCCCGATTCGCTCTTGAGAGTCGCCATGATTCGATACCTCTACTGTGGATAATTTGTTGGAGCGTCACCCCGGCGGGTCTGGACATTCCAGACCCGCCGGGCACGGATTACGCTGGCATGGATCAGGCAGTCGCCATGCGGTAGCAAGCGCGCGGCTCGCCCTTGGCGACGCCGTAGTCGAAGTAACCGCGGACTTGGATTCCGAGGACATCAAAGTCGGCCTCTGCCTGCTCCACCGTCGGCTGCTGCTGGCCGTTTAAGAATCCAACCTCCATCGCGGGGAGGTCGTTGGGATCGGCCACCAGCCACCACACCGAGTTGCTGCCGGTGGCAGCGTTCGTGAGGTACGACGACTCCACCGGATCGAGTAAGCCGGCCATTACGTTTGCCTGCGGCTCCACCACCCGGCTCGACGTGCTACCGAGGCTGGAAACGATCATGTTCGCCGAAGCGTTGAGCTTCCGCGCGGCGATCCCCAGACTCTTCGGCACGAGCAGGATCGCAGGATTCGCCCCCAACGGGTTACCGTCGGGATCGGTGAGCTGCGAATAGTTCGTGTAAGCCGTCTCGAGCGAACCGATCGCAAGAGCGTTACCACCGGCAGCAGAGGCACCACGGTAGTAGGTGTCGTTGCTGTCTTGGAACGCCGTCCAGAAGACCTTGTTGAAGCGGGTCTTCGCACCACGGCCCAGCCGGCTTGGAACCTGCGTCAGCGCCCCCAGGTCATCGTTGATGATGTCCGTGCGGGTGATGGTAGACATCCGGCCGTAGGTCTTGGCCTGCAGCGTCCGAGTGCCTTCTCCGGCATCGGCCGACTTCAGCTTGCCGTCGCTGCCGACTTCCTCAAATTCAAACCCCCCGTCCAGCCGAACGCCGGTTACGGCCTTGAAGTCGTTAAGCGGCCGAACCGTCGAGATCGCCTGCCACGTGGACTCCACGGCGTTGAACCCGGCGAGAAGAAACTTTCCGTAGGTCGCTGCGAGTATGTTGCTGATCGAGTGCGTGGCAAACGCGGCAAGGAGAATAGGACGGATGTTGTCCGCCGTCACCCGACTTTCCGGTCCGTCGTACCCACCCTTGCGAGCCTGAGCCACGAGCAGTTGCTGAAGACCGATCGACCGCGACCGCTTGGCAGCGGCCTCAATCATCGGAGAATCGCCATACTTGGCTTCGACCTGCTTGCCGAGCCCGCCCACGATCTGCATTGCGGCGATCGTGACCTTGTCGTCGTCGAGGGCCGGCTTGCTGGCATGGATCGCCGGACCGCCGCGGTTAACGCGGAGATCGTTCAGCAGATCGGCCTTCACCTGCCGGGTGACATCGGCGACCACCTCGGCACGGATGGCGGCCAGGTCGAGCTTCGGCGCGGCAGAGGCCACGTCGCTCGGTCCGGTCGGCATTGCCGTTGGCTCTGCGCTCTCTACCGGGCCGCTCGGCATCGCGTCGGCGGCCTTCGTCTCATCGTACATGGGAGACTCCCCCGCTTTCGCGGTAATGGTGACGGCCGTCGCTGCGTCGGCCCCGAGGGTGACAAACGAACACTCCCGCAACGTGGAGCGCTTTACGATTCGGACAGGCCCATCGAAGGTCTGCCCGTTGACTTGTGCGGTGTCGCCAACGGCGACAAGCGACTGCTCGTCAACGTCCGCTCCAACCGATGCTTGCCACTGGTAGCCAGCGTCGCCGAGCTGGACGACCTGCATGGCGGCTTCGCACTGAGCGAGGATTGCCCCGTCAATGACGAGCTGCCCGCCGACGGTGGCGGTGCCCTGACCGAGCACCGACTCGAGCGCGTAGTCGTGACCGAAGACGATCGGGATCACCGACGGCACGGTCATACCGGCCAAGTCGATGACGATCGGCTCCTTGCTCCACGCCTGGCGGATGATGCCACCGGTGTAGCCCACCATCGAGAACCGCGGAATCCGCGGCGTCGACAGACTTTCAGCCTCACCGTAAGCGTCGGCGGCGAGGAACTTGACGGCGGCACGGATGTATAGATTCGTCATGCGTTGGCCCCCTGCGTGGGATCGGTAATGACGATCTGGGACGGCCGGTCACCAAGCGAGAGCCCCAGCTCGTTCATGAGCTGCTTCTCGGCGGCGATCTGCCGCAGCTCCTCATCCCACTGCTTGCCCTGGCGGGCGTACTCGGCCGACAGGCTAGTGGTGAGCGTCGAGAGCTTCGTCTCGGTGGCGTTGGCCTCTTTGACGGGATCGATTCCGTCGTTGCCGTTCCAAACCCACGTCCAATTCCACTCACTTACCGGCGGCAGGTCGTCGGCGATCATGCCGGGGACGAGCAGAGCCTCGTCGAGCCACGCCGAGAAGATCCGGTCGAGCCACGATCGCTCGAGCTCGTCTCGGTCAACGCGGACGTTCTGGTCGTGCAGGCTGCCGTCGAGGCGGGCAGACGAGAAGTTGTAAGACGAAGCGTCGAACGCGGCCTTGTGGTAAGGCAGATTCACGCCGCGGGCGATCTCGCCCAGGATCGTGCGGGTGAACGCCTGGTGCGTGTTGGTTGGTTGCTCTGCCTTCAGCTGGGAAATGTCCCACCCTTCCGGCAGCGTCGTCATCGTCCCCTTCTCGATCTCAATAGCGGCGAACGGCTCGACTTCGTCGACCGACGCCGCAGGCGAGTTCGAGTGAACAAACGCGGCTAGGTCGGCAGCGATCTCCGCGGCGCGGATCACGGCCTCCGTGTATCGCCGCATGTTTGCGGTCAGCCGCAGACAACACGCCAGTTCCGAGACGCCGCGGTGCTGGCCGGGCCGGGTAGCCCGGAACCAATGCAGCATCTCTTCCGCCGGCACGCGATCGTACTCGTTAATGCCGATGAGGTAGTTGGAGCCAGGGTGACCCCGGAGAACGTGGTACGCGATGACGTTGCCGTCGGCGTCCAGTTCGATGCCGTCCACCAGCGATCCGTCGGGCGCGACGGTCTGCACGTAGTCGAACGCCGGCGAGTTGACTTGATCGGCCTCGACCAGCCGGATGTCGAGCTGCACAGACCGCGGATCTCGCCGGCGGTTCGTGAACAGCAGCGCGAACGCTTCGCCGTCGAGAAACTTTGCCTCGGTGGCGACGCGGAGCTTGTCCGCCAGGCGAACGTGCCAAGACCAGTCGTACCACGCCCGGCCAATAGCGCGGTCGGCCACAGCGTCGCCGGTCGAAAGCAACACCCGCGGCCCTATGCCAATCAAATCGTTAGACTTAGTGACGCAGATGCCGTGGACGTATGCGTT